ACGTCCATCGCCAGGAACTCCCGGAACGTGAACAGGCCAGGGAACTCCCCGGCGATCAGGGCAACGACTCGGCCCCTGGCCCGGACCCGTTTTTTTCTTCTGTCCCCGGTCTGATCGACTTCTCGACCACGACCTCGATGAGCGTCTTGATCTTCGAGAGCGGCATGTTTTTCAACACGCCGACCTCGCCCTCGAGGAGCGCCTCGAGGTTCTCGCGGATGGCCGTCGCGGACCCGGCCGCGGCGTCGGCCTGGAGTTGCTGGATACGTTCCAACATCCCGAGAGTGATCTCCCGCACGCGCAGGCGCACGTCGTCGATCTCGATCTCGATTGGCTCGAACAGCGTAGGTTTCGTGTCGAGTTTCAGAACGACTGGCATAACACCATCGTCCTTAGAGTTCGCTCGCGCCGCTGTCCATCCCGATGGTGCCGAAGAGTCCTTCGTACCCGCTCTCCTGGGAGACGAACACTTTGAACTTGACCGGGAAGATCCGCTGCGTGTCCAGGTTGTAGGTGAGGTCCAGCCCGGCGATGGGATAGGTCTTGTAGAGGTGGACCCATTCGCAGGGGTTCGTCGAGATGACGTTCCCGCAGAGCGGCTTGATGACCAACTCTTTGGCCAGGTTGTAGAGCGAGCACCCGATCTGGTTCTCGATGGGGATGACGCAACCGCTCGCAACCGTGTTGAGCACGCGCGCGAGCTCGGCCACGCTCAGGCGGGTCAGCGGGACCTCGATCGTGAACGTGGAGCCGGTCAGGACGGCATCGACGGCCGCGGTACCGGCCTGGTCCTCGTTGATGTCCGAGGAGTTGGTCTCCATGACCACCTTGATGTCGCCGAGGGTGTGGCCCAGATAGGCGGAGTCCGACTCTCCATACCCCCAAACGATTTCCGCTGGCCCTTTGTCCAGCATGGGGCTGACTGGCATTTTATTGCCTCCTATAAATTATTGAGATAGCTCATGCTGAACCCGACCCTTCGGGGCATGAGCCTTCTTCGACTCGGAAAATGTAATTCGTTGAAAAGAGATGTCGGCGGTTCTCGTCCTCGCCGAGGTATTGCGGTGCGTAAAGGGCGTTGACCGTCGTGACGAGATAGTCGTCGCCCACGCCGACGAGGCGGGGCATGTTCCAGGCACTCGTTCCGTGGACGGCATCGTAGACGGTCCAGGCGTCGTCGCGGGCCTCCCAGTATGTCGCCGCGCGGCAGAGTACCTGGATAGCCATGTCGACCATGTCGGTGTTCGGGTAGAAGTACGGCACGCCGCCCGATTCCTGCACGAGCACGCAACGGACGGGCTTGTCCTGAAGCCAATGGCCGGCCTGGAGTTTCGCGCCGACGGCGAATCCCGTAAGGTCGGAGATGAGCGTGACGATTTCCTTAAACATTGCTACCTCCGAGAACCTTGGCGAGATGGTCGGCGACGATCTTCATGTAGTCGTCCTTGAACATGCCCATCTTCGATTCGAGATACTTGCGGCCCGACCCTTCGAGCGACCAGTTGATCCTGACGTCCTCCGCTGGCGTCAATTCGTGCCATCGGGCCGCGTATTCCTTGTTGAACCCGACGACAACCTCGGCCCCGTCTTTCGTGACGCTCGCGGGGTCCGTCCGACCCGAGCCGCGCAGATGACCCTCATCGAACGGGACGTAGGGTCTCATGTTGATGGCGTCTTTTATCAACTGACTCCCGGCCTTGAACAGCCCCTTGGCCGTTTCGCGCGGTTCCGACTCCTTGACGAGTTTCATCAACCCCTTCTCGAAGTCGCTGAAATCAATCGTCATGCTCATGCGAGATAGACCTCGGCCGGAACAGATCGTTCACAAAATAAGCGTTTCCATTCTTGCCGATTTCCATTTGTCCGAAGATGGCAATCGTCACACAGGGATATCAAATTGCTCGGCTTGTTATTGTTCTTATCGTAATCAATATGATGAACGCACATTTCCTTGTCTCTATTGTCTGTCGCGCCACAATGTTGGCAGGTATAGTTGTCCCTTGCCCTAATCGTCTCGCGTAATCGCTTATTGAATTCCCGAGCGTATGGAACAAACGATGTCCCGCCATTCCATGATGGATTTAGTTCGCCGGTTTTTCCAAACATCACGTTTTTCTGGCCGATTCGGTCTATCCCCAAACACTCCTGACTACAATATCGGGGCGGCCCTTGGCGAGCTTGATGGATATATGCTGGACAGATGTGTTTATGCTTTCCGCAAACGATACAGGTGATTTCTAGCCCCCGGTCATTCAACCGATGGAGATATCTAAGCCAACATTGGCGGCCACAACATTTAGCCTCGCCTTTTCGATATGGCCTTACCCAAAAGAACAGACCACAAATATGGCAGTTCATTTTGAGGTTATGGCGTTTTCTCAACTTAAAAATACCTCGTAGTGCGCGTGCGAAAAGTCCTTCGGCTGCCGGATGTCGATGATGGCACGGTCTTCGCTCGCGTCCGGCATGCCGCTGTATATCTCGACCCCGCCCTGGTCGACGATGATCCGGTCCTCCATGAGCAACCGTCGCCCGAGTGCGTTCAGAAGTTTTCGCTTCGGGAGATAAATCATTATCGACGACACGACCTCCTCGCCCTTCTGGTCGCGGATGAGCCGCGTCTTCCATTCGACATATCCCTTGATCGTGATAACCTCGCCGCTCAACGGTTCGCCCCAGGTGTCGTTCCCCATGTACTTGAGGATCGTGACCTCGTCGACGCAGTACGCGTTTATCATGCTCATCGGACGTTTCTCCATTGGACGGCTTCCTGGCCTTCGCGGATCTGCCGGGCCAGATCGGACTCCCCGCGTTCCCGTTCCAGGGCGATGCCTTCCTCGCTCGTTGCCAAGAGGACGTGCTTGCAGTTCGGATGATACGGCGGCTCGTCTTCGAGCATCGGGTAGTCCAGACTCGTTCCGCTGATGGAATAGGTGTTCCCCTCGAACACCTCGCACTCTTCGCAATCGGTCCCGTGGTCAGAGATGACGACCAGGTCATTCTCGTATTGGCGGCAGAGGTCGAGCGTCGCCGCCGTTTGCGATTCCCGCATGGTCGTCCGCGCCACGAGTTCGGCGTACTTGTTCATCCGGTACATGCGCCCGTTTATCTCGATGAACTCGTCGTCCTCGATGAGCGTGCGCAGGAAGTCCTTGACCTGTTTCGATAGCCAGCCCCGGCTCTTCTCCTTGAGTTCGGCCTCTGCCGCAAGCCTCCCGATGTCGCCCTCGGCCTGACTGAAACTGAACTCTCGTACCCGCGCGGCCCCCACCGCCCGGTTCGCCATCGCCACCGCCGAGAGGTATCTGTCCACCGTCGCCGGGATGGAGTTGTTCGCCCGGAGGAGGAGAATCATGAGGTCGTCAATGAGTCGGCGCGGCCTGTCCTCGGCGGGCGGGTGGCGCCGCTTCCGTCCGAGTATCTCGAGCGACACGCGGGTCCTCTTCGCGCCCTTCGCATACGCGCGCGGGATGGCGTCGTTCGCCCACTTGTCAACGGCTACGTTCAGCACCTTCACGATCTCCCTTGCCCGCACGCGCGCGACCCCCGGCTCAAGCGAAAGGATGCGACGCAGTTCTCTCCCGGCCGCGCCGTATATCCTCTCGAGCCGTTCGGTATCATTCATGCCCCGGCCTAGAAGTTATGCACCTTCGTGTTGACGGACCCTTCCTCGTCGCGGGCCAGGTCTATCGCCCCGAACATCGTCAGCGGGACGAGCCACGGAACGAGCATGCCGACGATCACCGCCGGAACCGGGGCGTCTCCGAGTTTGTCCTTGTCGTACTTCTCCTTGACCACTCCGGCCTCGATGGTCGCCTGCGCCTGGATGCCCTTGCGCCGGTCCTCATCCCCCAGGTGCAAGGCGAGGTAGTAGGCCATCTCGCCGTTGATCTTCTTCAAAATGACCAGTTCGTCAGCCGTTGCCTCGACATACGTCGGGAGAATCCACCGAGGGTCGTAATAAAGGCGGTTGTAGGCATTGAGAACGACCTTGGGTTTCAACGTAGCGGCAGGCGTGAGGTCGTCCCATGCTTCTGTCTCCAGCCGCTCATTGGTAAAATACAGATTAGCGTCGGCCAGATCATCAAACCATCCCATCGACATGGCGACCTCCTGATCCGTTAGTAAACATTCGACTTCATTCCGGGTCCGGTCTTGCTGACCCGAGGCTTGACCCACCTGTCGGGCCAGACGTGCCGCTTCGTCGAGGCCCGGAGCGCCGGTTCGACGCTAGGCTTAATAGTAGTGAGATATATGTTGTCCGAACTCATGGCATGCTCGGCATCGTTGACGGCCAGGATCACGGAACCCAATATGTTAATGTTGTCCGAAGTGAGGGCATGGATGACCGCATGGACATTGAGCAAGTGAACCTGAGAAAGCAGGATCGAGTCCGCCGAATGGGCGTGCGCAGAACCCGGTACGACGAGTTCCGTATCGGGGGTCGTGGCGATTAAAACGACATTGTCGGCCGAGTGCGCGTGACCTCCGTCGCTCATGGCGAGAAGATGCGCCTGCGCTAGGATGATCGGGTCAACAATGTGCGAGTGTCCCGCCGACTGGATGGCAAGGATTTGCGCCTGGACTAAACTCGGCGTGTCCGCAGAGTGCGCCAGATCGTCTCCGGCTATCGCCAGCGTGTGCGCCTGTGTAAGTCCAGGCGAATCAGCCGTCTGCGGAAGGCCGTCTCCGGCGACCGCGAGAGCATGTGTCTGTGTCAATACGGGGGCGTCGGCCTCGTGCGCGTGATCCGCCCCGGAGACAACCAGGGTATTTGCCTGGACTAGCGTGGGGGCGTCTGCGGCCTGGGAATGATCGGCCCCGACCACGGCTAACGTATGCGCCTGCGTGAGCGCAGGGGCATCGGCACTCTGCGCGTGTTCTGCGGCCGCGACAGCCAAGGTATGAACCTGCGTCAATGCCGGGGTATCAGCCGTCTGCGCATGGGTCGCTTCGGAAACGACGAGCTCCACGGCGGCCACGTCTTCATCGAGGACTGGTTCGTCGGCGCTATGGGCGTGGTTGGCGGCCGCTACGGCAAGCGTGTGAACCTGGGTCAAGGCGGGTGCGTCTGCCGACTGCGCGTGATCCGCCGCGGCGACGGCAAGCGTGTGGGCTTGGGTCAGAGCTGGAGCATCGGCCGCATGAGCGTGCGTCGCCTGGGCCACGGTGAGCGTCACCGTTTTTAGGACGACGAGCGACGGGACGACATTGTTGATGATCGTCGTGTCTGGCGAAGTAAGCTGGAACTGGATGATGTCCTCTCCAGATACGTCCGCATTTACAATTTGAAGGGCGCACTCGGTTTCTGAATAGCCTGTTACGATATCATTGGCAGTACCTCCCGAGAGGCCATCTTCAGTACACCCCGCGCCCGATGCCTCAAACGTCCCGCCGCCCGCAGTCAAGCGTGCCGTGCAATTATCGCCATTGGCAAAACAAGCCGCGGCTACGGCCTTGACGATCGACGAACTGGTGGTGATATTCACCCATCCCGCACCGTTCTTGTTGTATTGGAACTGAGAATCAACATTGGAGATGCCAGTGGTTCCGAGGTTATCCTCGTTGAAGCGCAAAAGGAACGTAGTCGCCGGAGCGATTGCAATGTTGGCATCTTCGGCCGCGCGCCAACCATGAGTCGCCTCGTTCAATTCATCTATACCGAAGCGATAATGGATGGTGCGGAGATCAACGGCCATCTGGCTACTTCCTCATCAGGTGGGCGTTCCGATCTCGATGTCCCAAGCGGGAATAGTCACGGTATTGCCATTCGTGAGCGCTTGGAGCGTGCAGGTCGTGACGTAGAGGAGAGCCGACGTGCCGCTCTTGCAGAGGGCGACATGGTCCCCGTTTCCGCTGGCGTCGACCGTGATTGTCGCTTCCTGGTCCACCGCCGTCTTGCGACTCGATCCGCCCCCATCGCCCGGTGCCGGGCCGGTGAAGGTCGGGGTCGACGACATCGCCAGCTTCTTGCCCGTGGCGACGCCCTTGGTCGAAGTCGCGTGCTCATAGGTCGTCGGCTCGCCCTCGCAGACCGAGATCCTGTCGACGTTGTCCTCGATGTACTGGAGGGCCACGTCAAGGATTGCGCTTGCGCAGGTCTTACCCATTGACTTTCTCCTTGACCTTTTCTTCGATCATTTTGAAAAGGTCTTTGATGTCGATGACGCCCTTCTGCACCTCCAGAATCACGTCGTTGATCGGCATCCGCAAGGCCTTCTCTTTCATCCGCCTCGCCTTTTCGATTGGATCCATCATTTTTATACCTCCACCATGAATGTTACTTGGGCCGGCGGCATGTCCGCCGGATCTTCATAAGCGACGACATCGAAGGGGACGACCATGACCGGCATCTCCGCCGTGTCGAAGGAGAGCGTCGTTTCGGCCGCGCCTGCCGGAATGGGGTTTGCCGCGAACGTCTCCCGCCCGACGAACCCGACGAGCTCTAAGTAGACCGGCCCGGCGTATCCCCCGGCTCTACCGAAGAGCACCCGATACGAAACAGTTTGCACAGCATCGTTCTGACGAACAGAACGAGTCGCCGGAATAAGCGAGATAGAAAAGGGCTGAGGCGCGAGCACCTCCAGCGTGCCCGATACGCGTGTGGTGAGTCCCATGTTTCACTCCTGTTGATACAAAGTTATGACTTGATTCTTGATGCCCATGCCTTCGATCTGGGCCACTATCGCGTCCTGGTACATG